CGAGGTTCTAATATTATGTTTAACAACGGTAATGTAGATACTAAAATAATAAAAACTAAAATAACCAATTTAGAAGGGAGTTTAAATCATAAACTTTACGTGTATTCGGATAAAAACAAATCTTTTGGGTGGTATCAATTGAAAGATTTGTCTGTTGGTGATTATGTGCCTGTTGTTTATAACCAAAACATATGGGGTGATAATGATGATTGTTCTGATTTCATTATTACCGAAAACAAAAGAAATAGGAACAAATTTAAAATAAATAAAATAACCGAAGATGTTAGTTATTTTATGGGTTTATTTTTAGCAGAAGGTAGTTCATATAAATCAATAAAAAACGGTAAACATGTAGGTACTTCAATAACTATTAGTTGTGGTGATGACATATCCGGTATATTCAAAAAATTAGGTTTAAAATATAGTTTCGACGGTAAATTTCATTACACCACATCATCCAAAGAATTAGGTGGATTTTTAGAATACATGGGTTTTGATTTAGCTCTAAAAGCTAAACTAAAAACAATACCTAAACGTATTTTTTCTTTGTCTAAAAAAAATGTGATATCTTTTATCAGAGGGTTTATGGACGGTGACGGTTATAGTAGGTCTGATAACGGTAATGTAGGTCTTTGTTCGTCTTCTAAAAGATTGGTGGAACAGTTTAGGGTGTTATTTATGAACTTGGGTATACTATGTGAATACCAAGAAAAATTAACACCACCAACCAAAAGGGTTAAGGTTGAGTCTATGAATTATAGATTACATATGAACAGTAAAAATTCTAAACTTTTTTACGATTTAATAGGTTTTAATTTAAAACGTAAAGATGTAAAAAAACATAACTTAGTAATGTATAAAATACATGAACCACATGACGTTGTACCAATGGGTGGTGATATAATCCGTAATAATTACCATAAAAATGGGTTAGGTTTAAAATATTTTTCGGATAGAGGTTGTAAAATAAGTCACATAACTAGAACAAACAGTAAAGTAAATCACGTTAGTAGAGGATTATTATTAAGTTATTTGGATATCGTAAACGAATCCTATAATAACATATCTCACAATATTATGTGGGTTGAGGTTAAATCTATAGAAGATGGTAAAAACGATACCTACGATTTCTCATTACCTAATAATGATGATGATATGTGGTGTCACAGTGTTTTATATAACGGTATATTAGGTCACCAAACACCAAACGGTATGGACGCCTTATATTATAAAACATATATGGCGGCCAAAACAAAAGAAAAAACTAACAATCCATTTAATATTGTTGAAATGAGATGGTTTCAAGATCCACGTTACAACAAAGATATGAAATGGTTAAAATTTAATGATGCCGGAGAAGTGATAGAAGAAATTGTTGATATGAATTATGACAATTTCGATAGGTTAGAGTCTGAAGGTTGGCAACCAATTTCACCTTGGTATGAAAAAATGTGTGCCCAACTTAACCATAATCAACGTAAGATTGCACAAGAGTTGAACTGTACGTTTAACGGTTCAGGTGATAACGTAATTAATGAAAAATATATAGATTACCACAGAAAGAATAATATACAAGATCCGGTTAGAATGGAGTGGTTGGATGGTGGTATGTGGATATGGGAAGACCCACAATTAGGTCATGAATATATAATGGCTATAGATGCCTCTTCAGGTTCAGCAGATGACTTTTCTACTATTTGTATAATGGATTTCACCACAGGTAATCAAGTTGCTGAATACCACGGTAAGGTGGCCCCAGATATATTAGGTGAAATAGCTGTAGAATATGGTAATAGATATGAGGCTTTCGCTGTTGTCGATATTACAGGTGGTTATGGTGTTTCTTCCGTATTAAAAATGATAGAACTTAGTTATCCGGTTAAAAGAATGTACTATGACCAAATCATAGGTATAGATGCCGTAACTAACAATAAAACGTTAGAAAAACACATGAGGGATGGTAAATTACCAGGTCTTAATTTTCAAAAAAATAGAAATACTATAGTTACAAAATTAGAGGAATCTGTACGTTTAAATTCTTTTAAAGTTAGGTCTATTAGAGCTTTGGCTGAAATGGATACTTTTGTGTTTAAAGGTGGCCGTGCTGACCATATGAAAGGTTATCATGATGATTTGTTGATGGGTATTGCGATGTGCTGTTACGTTGCACAAACATCATTTAAAGACTTACAAAAAAGTCAGGGGCAAACTAAAGCTATGTTGGATTCTTGGGTTGTTTCTACAAACACAACTGATACAATACAAGAGTTAAATGTTACGGAAAATAACCATATGAATTCGCGTGGTGATTTATCCAAACAAGTTCAATATGCCAACTCTGAACATAATTGGGTATTTTTTGGTATGGCGGGATTTACCGATAAAAACAGTAATAAAAAATTAATAAAATAATGGCAACAGGAAGAAATATTTCACAAAACCAACCATTTAAAGGTCAACCCAATATGAGAAGAGGTGCTGGACCAGTTTATTATAAATGGAAACCTTTACCGTTTGAAAAGGGTGGTAATTTAAAACAAACTGGTTTAAAATTAATTTGTGATAATGTTGTCGATAACATTACAACATATGTTTATGATATAGATCCGGCTAACGGTAATCATTTGGCTTATGTTAATTGTGATTATGTTGAGTAACATTCACATTTAAACATGTTGGTTTAGATTTAAACTGAATATTTATGTTAAAAATAACAAGTTTTGGAAAAATTCATTAATGGCAGACAATAAAAATCTAACAGTCTATCAAAAGTTATTCTATATGTTTGGGCAAAATAAACCCGAACAAAGAAATACTACCCCTAAATACACTTTTAGTGATGGTGACTTAATTACCACGCAATCTCAACAAGATTATAATAAACAAAAATTAGAGTTACAACAACAAAATTATCTTGAGGCACAATGGGCAAGAGTAGATAGTGAGTTATATCAAAAGGCTGTTTATTATGAAACATCCAGAATAGCGTCTTATATGGATTATGAGGCAATGGAATTTTCACCTGAAATTGCAGCTGCTTTAGATATAATGTCAGAGGAATCTTGTACACCTAGTGAACAAGGTAAAATATTAACAATACAATCTAATTCTAAACGTGTTAAAAATATATTGGAGGATTTATTCTACAACATATTAGACATTCAAACTAATTTACCAATGTGGACACGTAATACGTGTAAGTATGGTGATAATTTTGTTTACTTAAAAATAGATAGACAAAAGGGTATTATTGGTTCTGCTCAATTAACTAATATAGAAATTGAACGTAAGGAAGAAGGTTTATTTGGTACCACACCATCATCTAATAAAGGTGACGGAGTTACTCAATTACCTGAAAAGAAAAAACAAGTTATGTTTCATTGGAGGGACAAATCTATGGATTTTAATCCTTGGGAAGTTGCTCATTTTCGTTTATTAGGTGATGATAGACGTTTACCTTATGGTACTTCAATATTAGAAAAAGCTAGACGTATTTGGAAACAATTATTATTATCTGAGGATGCAATGTTAGTATATCGTGTTGTTAGAGCACCGGAAAGACGTGTATTTAAAATATATGTTGGTAATATAGATGATAAGGATGTTGATGCATATGTACAAAAAGTTGCTAATAAATTTAAAAGAAACCAAATAGTAGACCAAAAAACAGGTCAAGTAGATTTGCGTTATAATACATTGGCGGTAGACCAAGATTATTTTGTACCAGTTCGTGACCCTAACGCACCAAACCCAATAGATACTTTGGCGGGTGCTTCAAATTTGGACCAAATTGCTGATATTGAATACATACAAAGAAAACTATTAACAGCATTACGCGTTCCTAAACCTTTCTTAGGGTTTGACGAAGCGGCTGGTGACGGTAAAAGTTTAGCTTTATTGGATATTAGATTTGCACGTACTATTAATCGTATACAACAATCAATGATACAAGAACTTAATAAGTTGGCTATTATACATTTATATGTTCTTGGTTTTCACGATGATTTAAATAACTTTACACTTAATTTAACCAACCCTTCAACTCAAGGTGAAATGTTAAAGGTTGAACAGTGGAAAGAAAAAGTTCTTCTTTATAAGGATCTTGTTTCACAAATAGACGGCGGTATTGCCCCAACATCTCATACTTGGGCAAAAAAGAATATTTTTAATTGGACTGATGACGATATTAAAATTGACCTTGAACAACAACGTATGGAAAGGGCTGCAGCTAAAGAGTTAGAAAACACGCCTGAAACAATTAAAAAGACAGGTTATTTTGAAAGAGTTGATAAACTATACGGTGAAATTGGTTCTCCGG